GGGTCGCCGCCATGACCGTGCAGGGAAAGCCCGTGGCGGACGACGATGTGTTCACCATCTGCCTGAACAGCTACCGCGCCAGCGGCACCGGCGGGTATGACTGCTATGTGGGCTGCCCCGTGGTGCGGGAGATCGGCACGGAGATGTCCGATCTGATCCTGGACTACTTCAAGCAGTACGGCGACGCCATGCCGGAGCGCCGCGGCGATTTTCAGGTCCTTCCGCCTGTGCGGAGCGAGGGATAAGCGCCGCGCGTCCGGGCCAACCGCTGCCGTTTTACAACGCTTCCTGTGCTCCAAAAGCCCCGGGACCTTTTGGTGCCCCCTGACAGGGGTAACTTTGCAGGTGTCTGAACCCCCGGCAGATATTGCTTCGGCAGTATCTGCCGGGGACTTCTTTTTGTCTCACGCACCCTTGGCGGTGGACTGACCTTTCGGCTGTGGCAGTTCCACACAGCCAATGTCATTGTAGTGGATTTCTACTGTCTGCTGAGCGTGCTTGCTCCACTTCACGTCCTTTTCGTGGACCACGATCTTTTGGATGAACAGCCGCAGCATCTCCGGCGTTAGCTCCTGGATGTCCGTGTACCGCTTTGCCAGGGAGATAAAGTGGTCGGTGCCGGACACCTGCTCCCGCAGCCTCTGGATGGCAGTTTCCTTTTCCGGGATGGCCCTGTTCAGCACTTCCATCTCCTGGGTGTAGCTGCCGGAGAGCGTCTGGAACTGCTCCGCTGTGATCCGCCCCAGGACGCTGTCCTCATAGAGCCGCTTGAAGATGCTGTCCAGCTCCCTGCTCCGCTTCTTCATAGCAGTCAGTTCCCGCTCCAACCCGCGCGCCTCTTTGCGGATCTCCGCAGACTGCCTGCTGCCGATGTATGCGGCAAACTCCTGGGTGTGCTCCCTGGCCATTGCTGTCACCCGCCGCAGATCCTCCAGAACCACGTCATCCAGCACACACTCCCGAATATAGTGGGCGGTGCAGAGGGTGCCGTCCTTCTTGTAAGTCCGGCAGGTGAAGTGGTTGTAGGACCGGCTCATGGTATGGGCGCGGTGGAGCACCATGGTACTCCCGCAGTCGGCGCACACCACCAGCCCGGAATACTTGTTCTGCTCGTCCATCTTGGTAGGTCGCCGTTTGTGCTGGCGTACCCGCTGGACGATATCCCAGACCTCATGGCTCACCAGGGCGGGGTGGGTATTCTCCAGCACCATGCACTCTTCTCTGGGATGTTCAATTTTCCGCTTGTCCTTGTAGGAACGGGTGCTGTACCGGAGGTTGATGGTGTTGCCCAGGTAAATCTCATTCTCCAGCATATTGGCAATCGTACTGTCAGACCACCCATAGGGATCATTCAAATTCAGACTGCTATGGGCAACGCCAAAGGTTTTGTAAGCGTAGGTCGTGGGGCACAGTACCTGCTCCCGCTTCAGCAGCCGGGCGATTTGGCTGGGTCCCTGCCCGGCGGCGCACAGGGCGAAGATGCGGCGCACCACGGCGGCGGCCTCCTCGTCCACCACCAGCTTCTTGCGATCCTGTTTGTCCTTGCGGTAACCATAGGGCGCTCTGGTGCCCAGCCGCTCCCCACGCTCCACCTTGGCCCGCTGCACCGCCCGGATCTTCCGGCTGGTGTCCCGGATGAACCACTCGTTAAATAGGTTCTTGAAGGGCATCAGCTCCGTGCTCTCGCTCCGATCGGTGTCCACATTGTCGTTGATGGCGATGTAGCGGACGCCGAACATGGGGAACCGCTCCTCGATGTACAGCCCCGTGTGGAGCTGGTTGCGTCCCAGCCGGGACAGATCCTTGGTGATGATGGTGCGGATCTTCCCGTTTTCCATATCCGTCATCATCTGCTGAAAGCCGGGGCGGTTGAAGCTGCCCCCGGAATAGCCATCATCCACATAAAAGCGGGGGTTGGGGAAGCGGTGCTCCCGTACGTACTGCTCCAGGATATTCCGCTGGTTCTGGATGCTGTTGGACTCTCCGTCCGCCCCGTCATCCTGGCTGAGACGGCAGTACAGGGCGGTGATCTCATTCTGGTTTGACTGTTTCATACAGCCCTCCTTTTTTCTCGTCAAACCGATTCAGCGCATCGCGCCTACACAATACCCCAAAGCCTGGGCAATGTCCAGACCTTTAGGCGCACAGCTTTCCCTGCTGTGCGTCCAGGTCGATGAGGGCTTTCAGCTTGTCCTCCGGGGTGGCGCTGCCTTGCTGCGGGAACACAGACACCACACGGATAAGCCGCCCATGGGAGCGCTGAAGGCGTTCCGCTTTTACCTGTTGAACATCATCTTTCGCTTCTTCTGACATTTTCGTTTCCTCCATCTCTGGTCGGGAAGGTTTGGCAACCTTGCCAAACCTTCCTGGGCAGCGCTTTTGACGATATCATCAAAAGCGGCCTTCTGGTTTTATGGCATATTCGAACTTTCTTGCGGATCGCCTTTGGCAATATTTGATTTTTTGCTCCAGGGCACATTAAACATTTCCATGCTTTGGCCAGAAGGGTTTGACAACCTTGTCAAACCTTCCTAAAGTGACGCTCCCGGCAATTTGGCCGAAAGCGCCCCGGTTCTCTCCGGCGGCCTGCCATCCCTCCGCTGGGCCTGCGAGGCCACATGGGGCCTCCAGTGGCCTTACGGGGGGCTATTGCTGGGTGGAGAGAAGAAAGTATTCCTCGCAAAGCTTGTCCGCCAGAAACTCCAGCTGCGCAATCTGTTCCGGGGCGAGTTCTCTGGCCCTTGGGCAGCGGGCGATCTGCCGGATATTGGAGTAGATATGGTTTACGGCGGGATGCGGGTCTATCTTCTGCCTGGGCATTCGGGCGTGGATCGTGGTCTCCTTGATCAGTTTTCGGAAATAAGTTGTGACCGGAAATCTGGTAATGGACAGATAGCGGCACAGCCGCTGGTACTGTTCCTCCGTCATGCGGACGGACAGGGAACAGCTATTGTCCCGCATAGGTGGGCGTGGCTTGTGTTTATACCGCATAGGGGTACCCCAGCTTTCGCACTTGCCAGAACCGTTCCACCACCTGGACCAGGCGGTGGAGGGCCAAGTCCAGATGCTGGGCGGTGCCGCAGCCACTGTTGAATGCCCTGGCCACGGCGTTGATGTCCCGGCCAGCCTCATCCGCAAAGGCGATGGTCGCTCTCGTCTCCTCCTCCCGGTAGAGCATGGGGCGGTTTCGCTCCAGCTCTCTCATCAGCCAGGCGTTGGCAGACAACCCGGCAGCCCTGCTTTTCTCTTTCAGCAGGTCGTATTCCTCCTGGCTCATCCGGATGCAGGTGCGGTGTGTTTGTGTGTTCATGTTGCTCCTCCTCTCGGGAGACGGCTCCAGGGCCATCCCCGGTTCTCGCACCCATCCTAACAGATAATGTGGACAGTCTGTGTCCGCATTAAAAAAGAAAAATGGGTGTCTCATGATGCACCCTGCCCTGGATTTCTTGACCTCCAGGGTGCTAACATGGACACCCTTGTACGGATTATAATGTATAGTTTAGTACCCCACAGTGTAGACAGCCTATTGTTAAAAACGACACCCTGATGCAGGTGAAAATCGGGTCCGGCAAGGTTGCCAGACCCGATTTTCGGTATCGCATATGGCTGCTAAAGGTATGCAGTATCCAAATGAGATCGGGTTTGATGATTTCACCAAACCCGATCTAAGCTCAGACGACCTTCCGGCAACCTTGCCGAAAAGTTCCGCCCGAAGGCGGCATCGGGGACAGGGGTTTCCCCTGCAAGCGCGCAAAATGTACATTTGCGCTATGGGTTTGGCATAAAGAACATCAAGGAACTCATAAATGCCATCCCTGCAGCCGATGTGGTAGAGGTGGTACGCTGTAAGGACTGCTATCAATCAGTGGTGATCGGAAATGTCCTGCACTGCACCTATTGGAGCAAGGACACGGACGAAAACGGATATTGCCACGAGGGAGGATAAGCCAATGGCTGAATACATTGATCGAGCAGCGGCAGTAAAATCTGTTTTGCGGATGCGTAGACCGGAGAACAGCGTGGCTCAAAATAGGATGCTATCGATTATCCAGATGGATATGTTGAAACTTCCCGCCGCTGATGTTGTCCCGGTAGTGCGTGGGTGGTGGGAAAAAGAGCCATCATCTTATTGGAGGTGGACGTCGTCTGGTGCGGTAGCGGTTACGCGTACTACTTACAGATGCGGTCTCTGTGGACGGGGAACCGCCGTAAAATCTAACTACTGCCCCAACTGCGGCGCGAAGATGGACGGAGGTGACAGCGATGCGGCTGATTGACGCTGACAAATTGGAGAGGCAAGAATATTGGGGGAATGAACGGTGTTTTGACTATGTAGATGCAGAGGACATAGACAATGCACCGACGGTGGATGCGGTGCCGGTGGTGCGGTGCAATGACTGCAAGTACTACAAAGAAAGCCGAGTGCTTGCACCGAACAAGTTTTGCTTTAGGCTTAATCACCCCACAGAGCCGGGTAAAATCGGTTACAACTTTGCGGGCAATGATTTTTGCTCACGCGGTGTGCGTAGAAATGAGGGTGCGGACAATGGCTGATATATCTATTGAAGAACTTGGACCAGGTGTAATCCTTGAGGGCACAAAGCCAGACGGAGAAAGATACAGATACAGCATACCGACATGGCCCCCTGGTGATGGCGGCCCGGGGTATAGAGGGCACGAACTTGAGATAGACGTATTCTATGGAGGTGGAGGCGGCGATGCAGAAGGGTGATGTGATCCGGGCGCGGTTTATGACGCTGCCGAGCGAGTACCCCGGCTCCGGTGCCAACGATGAAAAGCGGTTCCCCATCCGAAAGGGCACGGTGGTGTACGTGCATCCGAAGGGGCGGTACATCGTGGCGGAGTGCGGCGGGGTGCGGGAGACATTCTTCCCGGAGGAGGTGCTGACATGAGCGAATTCCCGGAACGGCTGAGAAAGCTGCGGGAGAGAAAGAGACTGAAGCGGTATGTACTGTCGGAGCGCTGCGGGCTGAATTCGGATGCTATACGCCGGTATGAACTGGGCACGGCGAAGCCGACGATGGATGCGCTGAAGAGCATAGCGGATGAATTCGGCGTGTCGGTGGACTATCTGATGGGCAGGACGGACTATCCCTGCGTGGTAGATGTTGCCGAAAAATAATTTTTGAAAATTCCACTTAAAAGTGGAAAAATTGAAAAAACGCACTTTATCATGGGAGATGCAGGGGCGAACTCTGCATCTCCATTCTTTTTCTTTTCCCCCTTCTTTTCCTGATGGGCGGGGCTTCGGCTCCGCCCGGAGGGAGCAATATGCGGCATAGGTGCCCCGTAAGGGGAGACCACAGCAAGTGACGGGGACTTTCCCTGAAGCGCTAAAGCAGGGCAGGACTGCAATGCCGCCTAAACAATGCGCTGGCAGACCGCTGTATGGGATGCGTCTCAAATAGTCTGCTTACTGCAAAGGATTTCGCCGTGGTGGATGCTATGTATGCTTGCGGGGCACATAGCTCACGGCGGGAACATATTAGGTGAGGCAAAAGCCGGGTACAGACGTGCCAATGACAAAGGCCAGTGGTGGGAGGCCGGTGCGTCAGAACAAAGCGAGGTGTGACATGGCTGCAAGGCTGACAGACCGGCAGAAAAAGAAAATACTGGCGGACTATGTGCAGACCAGCAACTATTGCGCCACCGCGAAAATCAACGGCGTTTCAGCGACCACGGTTAAAAACATTGTTCGGGCAAATGCCGACATTGTGGAAAAGTGTGAGCAGAAAAAAGAGGAGAACACGGCGGACGTTTTGGCGTATATGGAGAGCCAGCGGGATGTGGTGTGCCAGATCATCGGGAATGGGCTGGCGGTACTGAATGACCCGGCAAAGCTGGCGGAGGCCACGCCCAGCCAGATCACCACGGCTATAGGTACACTGATCGACAAGTGGACGATGATGAACAAGGCATCGGACAATGGTGAGAGCGGCGTGGTGCTGATGCCGGAGGTCAGGGATGAGTAGCGTGGTATGGAGGCCGCAGGAACGGCAGGCCATATTTATGGCGCGGCCGGAGTATGAGGCGCTGTATGGCGGCGCGGCAGGCGGCGGCAAGAGCGACGCGCTGGTCATCGAGGCGCTGCGGCAGGTGCATATCCCCTGGTACAAGGCGCTGATCTTGCGCAAAACGTTCCCGCAGCTGCGGGAACTGATCGACAAGACGCTGAACTATTACCCGCGGGTATACCCCAAGGCCAGGTACAACGGCAGCAGCCACACATGGCGGTTTCCCTCCGGGGCGCAGATCGTGTTCGGCAGCATGAACCGGCCGCAGGACAAGATACAGTATCAGGGGCAGGCCTATGACTTTATCGCCTTTGACGAGCTGACGCACTTTACGCAGGAGGAATACGAGTATTTGAAATCCCGAAACCGGCCCAACGGACCGGGGACGCGGGTGTATATGCGCTCCACGGCCAACCCCGGCGGCGTAGGCCACGGGTGGGTGAAGGAGCGCTTCATCACGGCGGCGGCGCCGATGCAGACCATCACGGAGGAGGCTGCGTGGTACACGCCGGACGGCAAGAAGCACATAGGGCAGCAGAAGCGGATCTTCGTGCCGTCCTCGGTATTTGACAACAAGATACTGATGGAAAACGACCCCATGTACGTCCAGCGGCTGGCCAGCATGCCGGAGGCGGAGCGGAACGCCCTGCTGTATGGCAACTGGGACAGCTTCGAGGGGCAGGTGTTCACGGAGTGGCGCAACGACAGCGAGCACTATATGGACCGGAAGAACACCCACGTGATCGCGCCGTTCCGGGTGCCGGAGGACTGGGTGATCTGGTGCGGACTGGACTGGGGCTATTCCCGGCCCTTTTCCGTGGGGTGGTACGCCGTGGACCGCAACAGGCGGATGTACCACATACGGGAGCTATACGGCTGCACGGGAACACCAAACCGGGGTGTGATGTGGGAGCCAACAAAGGTGGCGCAGGAGATACGGAGGATCGAGGACGAGGATCCCAACCTGAAGGGGAAGCAGATACACCGGGTGGGAGATCCGGCCATCTGGCAAAGCGACGGCACGGAGAGTGTGGGCGCGCTGATGGAGCGGCAGCGGGTGTACTTCGAAAAGGGTGACCACGCGCGGATCAACGGCAAGATGCAGGTGCACCACCGGCTGGCCTTTGACGAGGATGGAGTGCCCATGCTGTATGTGTTCAGCACCTGCAAGCATTTTATACGGACGGTGCCGAACCTGGTCTATGACCAGACGGACGTGGAGGACATCGACACCGACGGCGAGGACCACATCTACGACCAGCTGCGGTATGTGTGCATGCGCAACCCCATAGGGCCGCGGGAGGAATACAGGACGGTGGAGCGGCCGTATTCCCCGCTGGAGACAGAGGACGAGTACAGGCCCAGCCGGTACGCATTTTATCAAGTGTATTAAGGAGGAGCGCATGGAGAGATACGGCATCCCCGGCATCGTACCGGAGGAGCAGGACATGGCGCCGGAGATGGCGGCCATGCTGCTGCAGCGGACAGAGCAGACGCCCACCATCACGGACCGGGACGTGGAGCGGGGCATCGACCTGCTGTCGAAGTACAAGGACGGCAAGGGCAACCTGGAAAACCGCATCGTCAACGACGAGCTGTGGTGGGAGCTGCGGCACTGGGAGGGCATCGGTCAGAGCAAGGCAAAGCGGGTGGACAAGAGCGGCAAGGAGGTCACGTCTACGCCGCCGGAGCCCAAGCCGTCCTCCGCGTGGCTGTTCAACACCATTCAGAACAAGCACGCCGACGCGATGGACAACTACCCGGAGCCGGTGGTATTGCCACGGGAGCGCAGCGACGAGCAGAGCGCCAAGACGCTGAGCCAGATATTGCCGGTGGTGCAGGAGTACAACCACTTCGAGCAGGTGTACTCCGACAACTGGTGGGAGAAGCTGAAGCACGGCACGGCGGTGTACGGTATCTTCTGGGACCCGAAGAAAGACAATGGACTGGGCGACATAGAGATACGGGACATCGACCTGCTGAAGCTGTTTTGGGAGCCGGGCATCACGGACATCCAGAAGAGCCGGAATTTGTTTATCGTAGACCTGGTGGACAACGACCTGCTGGACAGCGAGTACCCGCAGCTGAAGGGCAAGCAGAAGGGCAAGGTCGTGGACGTGAAGGAGTACATCTACGACGACAACGTGGACACCAGCGACAAGAGCGTGGTGGTGGACTGGTATTACAAGGTCAAGACGCCGGATGGCAGGACGGCGCTGCACTACATCAAATTCGTGGGCTCCACGCTGCTGTACGCCAGCGAGAACGACCCGGAGTACCGGGAGCGGGGCTTTTATGACCACGGTATGTACCCGGTGGTGCTGGACGTGATGTACCCGGAGAAGGGCACGCCCATCGGCTTCGGCTATGTGGCCATCTGCAAGGACCCGCAGCTGTACATCGACAAGCTGAGCGCCAACATTCTGGAGAACGCCATGATGGCCACGAAAAAGCGTTTCTTTGTCAGCGACACCACGGCCATCAACGAGCAGGAGTTTTTGGACTGGAACCGGCCGCTGGTGCATGTGAACGGGCCGCTGGACGACGGGCGCATTCAGGAGATCGTGACGCAGCCGCTTTCCGACATCTATGTGACTGTGGCGCAGATGAAGATCGAGGAGATGAAGGACACGGCGGCCAACCGTGACGTGAACTCCGGCGGTACCACCAACGTGACTGCGGCGGCGGCCATCGCAGCACTACAGGAGGCGGGCAACAAGGCCAGCCGTGACATGATCGCCGCCAGCTATCGGGCGTATACGCAGATCAACACTTTGTGCGTGGAGCTGATGCGGCAGTTTTACGACCTGAGCCGCAGTTTCCGCATTACAGGTGAGGGCAGCGAGTACCAGTTTATCGACTTCGACAACACCGGCTTGCAGGACCAGGTGACCGGGCTGGACACGATGGGCAATCCCATGTTCCGCCGGCCGGTGTTCGATTTGAAAATCAAGGCGCAGAAGAAAAACCCCTTCAGCCGCATGGAGCAGAACGAGCGGGCCAAGGAGCTGTACGCAATGGGCTTCTTCGCGCCGGAGAACGCGCAGGCCAGTCTGATCGCGCTGGACATGATGGACTTTGAGGGCATACAGACGGTGAAGGAGAAGGTCATGCAGGGGCAAACGCTGCTGAACATGGTTATGCAGATGAGCCAGCAGCTGGCAGCAATCACCGGCGTTCTCATGCCCCAGGAGGAGACGCAGGCAGGCGGCGGCACCAATACCGCAGAGAGCGGCGGAGGCGGCGGGAACGGCCTTGCAAGCGGCATCATGGAGGCGCAGACGCCCATGACCGGGTACGGGCAGGCGCTTGCCAAGCGGAGCACACCCAGCGTATGACAGAGGTAACGATGCACCGCGGGGACAGCTGCTCCGTCAGGTGCAGGGGACACGCCACGGGGGCACCGGACGTGTGCGCGGCGGTAAGCTGCCTCATGTACACGGCGGCGGGGTGGCTGCACAACACGCAGGAGGCGGAGCTGGTGTATGAAAAGCTGGACAGCGGTGACGCATACCTGCGTTGGCACGGCGGGGAATGGCTGTACGACCTGCTGAAGATCGGCTTTTTGCAGTTGGAAAAGGCGGCGCCGAAAAAAATTTCTGTAAAATTTTGAAAATTCCACTTTTAAGTGGAAAATTCAGAAAAAGCAATGGTACCGTGGGAGGTGCAGAGGCGAACTCTGTACCTCCCTTTTGTTCCGGGCGGCGGGGCGGCGGTTATGAGACACCGCTTCGCCGCAGGAACGGGGACGCCACACGGGAGCGACATGCCCGCGCATTTTTAGGAGGACAAGATATGTACCTTTTTGACATGAGCCTTTGCCTGTTTGACGGCGAGGGCGGCGGGGCGGCAGCTCCCGCAGCACAGGGCGAAACACAAGCGAGCACTGGTACCACCCGCCAGGGCAAAACGGGCGCACTGAGCGACGTGAAGTACGGCAAGCAGCCGGAGAGCGAAGCACAGACGGAGCAGCAGCCTGACGCCGGGGCTGAGGAGAAGGTAAAGGACGTGGAGACCACGTCCGACGCGCTGGAGGCCAAGAAAAAGGCTTTCAGGGAGTTGATCAACGGGGAGTACAAGGACCTGTACACCCAGGAAACGCAGCGGATGATCGACCGGCGCTTTAAGGAGGCGCGGGAGAATGAGAAGCGGATGAAGTCCTACCAGCCGGTGTTGGATACGCTGATGGAGCGCTACGGCATCGACGACGGGGACGCCGCGCGGCTGCTGGAGGCCGTGGACAACGACCACGCCTACTGGAGCGAGGCCGCCGAGGAGGCGGGCATGAGCGAGGAGCAGTACAAGGAGTTCCGCCGGCTGAAGCGGGAGAACGCCGAGCTGCTGCGGAGCCAGCAGGAGCAGCAGCAGAACGAGTTTTTCCGGGCGCAGGGCGAGAAGTGGTACAAGGAGGCGGAGGCCATGAAGGGCAACCCCCTGTACCAGGGCTTCGACCTGATGCAGGAGCTGCAAAACCCGGAGTTTCTGAGCCTGCTGAAGGCCGGGACACCGGTGGAGCACGCCTACCGCGTGCTGCATTTTGACGAGCTGATGGGAAGCGCGGTACAGGCCGCGGCTGCAAGCACGGAAAAGAAGGTGGCAGACTCCGTCCGCGCAAAGGGCAATCGTCCCAACGAAAACGGCACCAACTCCAACAGCGCGTTCGTAACAAAGACGGATCCTTCAAAGCTGACAAGGGCAGACTTTGAAGAGATCGAGCGGAGAGTGGCAAGAGGCGAACGCATTTCGTTCTGATCTCTCACGGCTCCGCTGCGATATGCTGAAAGGAGCTATGAAACTATGATGAATACCATTTGTGACCTGTATCTGATGCCGGTGGTGCTGAACCTGTTTGACGGCAACACCAACACCACCCTGGACGCCGGTTTGTCCGACGAGATGAAGACGTATTACTCTATGCGTCTTATCAATCTGGCCGAGCCGGAGCTGATCCATGACCAGTTTGGTCAGAAGCACCCCATCCCCAAGAACAGCGGCAAGACCATCGAGTTCCGCAAGTACGACAGCCTGCCCAAGGCGCTGGTGCCCCTGACCGAAGGTGTGACCCCTGCCGGCCAGAAGCTGAGCATGGGCGTCATCCGTGCGACCATCAAGCAGTACGGCGGTTACATCGAGCTGTCCGACATCCTGGAGCTGACCGCTATTGACAACAACCTGGTGCAGGCCACCCGTCTGCTGGCCTCTCAGGCCGGCCGTACCTCCGACACCATCACCCGCGAGGTGCTGGCAGGCGGCACCAACGTGGTGTATGCCGGCGGCGCCAAGGACAGAAGCGAGCTGGTGGGCGGCGACGCCACTGAGGCCAACAACAAGTACCTGAGTGTGGACGACATCCGCAAGGCCGTCCGTGCGCTGAAGGTCATGAACGCCCAGAAGATCAACGGCTATTTCGCGGGTATCATTCACCCCGACACCGCCTATGACCTGATGAGCGACAAGAAATGGGTGGACGTGAAGACCTACTCCGACCCCGACGGTATCTATGAGGGCGAGATCGGCAAGATCGAGGGCGTCCGTTTCGTGGAGACCACCGAGGCAAAGATCTTCCACGCGCCTGACCTGGTGATCGCCGACGGCAGCAACGCCGCTGTGCGTGACCTGACCGTCAAGAGCGCGTCCGGTAAGGTCATCACCGTCAACGAGGCCCTGAGCACCAACCAGGCTGCCGCGCTGACCGGCCGCGAGATCCTGGTGGGCAGCGAGCTGATGGAGGTGGCGTCCGCGGCCGCAGGTGCTGCCGGTGCTGCGACCATCACCGTGAAGGACAGCCCCGCAACCACGCCTGCCGCGTCTGCCGTGATCTATCCCGGTGAGGGCGGCGCAAAGGGCCGCGACGTGTATTCCACCCTGATCGTGGGCGCCGACGCCTACGGCGTGACCGAGCTGGAGGGCGGCGGTCTGCAGCACATCGTGAAGCAGCTGGGCTCCTCCGGCACCGCTGACCCGCTGAACCAGCGTGCCACCGCTGGCTGGAAGCTGACCAAGGTGGCCGAGCGCCTGGTGGAGCAGTACATGGTGCGTATCGAGTCCGCCTCTACCTTTGAGAGCGGCCTGATGAACTGACACACAAGCGGAGGGGGCGTTGTCCCCCTCCGCACCGGACATGAGGAGTGATAAACATGGCAGAAAAGAAGCAGAGAACGCCTGAAGAAATGGAACAGGCATTGGCCGCGGCCAACAAAGCGCTGGAGCAGGCCAAGAAGGAGGCTGAGGACGCCAAGGAGGCCGCAAAGGCCGCCGAGGAGGTCATGCGCGGTATGTCTGTCAGGGAGGCGGACGACGGCATGGTATCGTTCTACGCTTTCAAGGACGACGACAAATACAAGGACGACATCGTGGTGGGGCTGAACGGCAAGGTGTACCGCATCCAGCGGGGAAAGCACGTCCGTATCCCGCGGCCGGTATACAACATCATCCGCCGGTCGATGGCACAGGACGCGGCCACGGCGGAGATGCTGGAGGAAAAGGCCCGGGAGTATGAGGCGGTCAAGCAGCAGCTGAACTGACAACTGCATACCACCGCGAGACACGAAAACGGCTGTGACACGGCGCAGCAAGCGGAGAAGGACGCTATCCTTCCTGCTTGCTGTGCCGTTTTTTCACGGCAGAAAGGAGCGGACATGACGAGGACGATCCCTCTGAAAATCCAAAATGAGTATATCACCGGCGACAAGTGCATGATCGGCGCTGTCGGGAGCCACAACGATGTTATTCTCCGCATGGAGTTCTCCGGCATGTGGGACGGCCTGACAAAAATGGTGCAGTTCCGCGATGCGCTGGGGGAGGCCACGATAGAGGCGCTTCTGACCGCTGACATGCTGGAGGCGGACGATACCAGCGTGTATCTTGTGCCGGTGCCAAACGGGGCCAAAAAGTACGCCGGTGAAATGACGCTGTGCGTCAAGGGCGCTGCGGTGGCCGGGGGAAAAGAGACACGGGCCACCACGGCGGTGTACGGGCGGTTCACCGTGGGCGAGAGCAAGTGGAGCGCCGACGCGGAGACGGAGCAGGACGTGCCGCCTACGCAAGCGGAGCAGCTGCAAGGGCAGATCGAAAACGTGCTTGCCACCATCGTGGACGCGCGAAAGGCGGCGACGGAGGCGGCGAAAAGCGCAGAAGGCGCGGCATTGTCACAGTCCCGTGCACAGACTTCTGAGCAATACGCGAGTGAATATGCGCAAGGCGCGGCAAACAGCGCGGCAAGCGCATCGTCCAGCGCAACCGCAGCGGCAAGCAGTGCGACGGCGGCAGGGGCCAATGCGGACGCTGCTGCTGGGAGTGCAACGAGCGCCTCCGCCAGCGCCACCAGCGCTGGCAAAAGTGCAACTGCGGCAAGCGAAAAGGCCTCTGATGCCGCAAACAGTGCATCGGCAGCGGCGACGAGTGCGCAGACGGCGCAGAGCGCGGCCAGGGCGGCGACCTATGCGGCCAGCACGGCCAGCACGGCGGCGGAAGCGGCATCTGGCTCCGCATCTCGTGCGCGGGAAAGCGCAGCGGCTGCTGCGGAGAGCGCGGCCAGTGTGGACGGCATCAATAAAACCGCACAGAGCTGGGCTGTTGGCGGAACAGGGACACGTGATGGCGAGGATACAAACAACGCCAAATACTGGGCAGAACAGGCGCATCAGGCCGCAGGCGGCGGCGTGGTAAGCTTCAACGGACGCGCAGGAAGCGTTGTACCGCAGGCGGGAGATTACGACAAGGATATGGTCGGCCTGGGCAGCGTGGACAATACCAGCGACGCTGATAAACCTGTCTCGACAAAGCAGCAAGAGGCGCTGAACAACAAACAAGCAAAGATCACCGCAAGCGGCATTTTGAAAAGCGATGGTTCGGGCGGCGTAACAGCCGCAGCGGCGGGTACAGACTATGCCACACCCGCTTCTCTGCCGAAACCATCCGACACAGCCCCTGTGATGGACGGGACAGCGGAGGCAGGCACTTTGGCAACCTACGCCAGAGGCGATCACAAGCACCCCGCAGATACCAGCAGACAGGCCAAGATCACAGCCAGCGGCGTACTCAAGGGAGACGGCAATGGCGGTGTGAGCGCGGCAACAAAAGGCACGGACTACTCCGGCCCCACGGCCAAGCTATCGCTGACGCTGGCGGCGGCAAGCTGGACAGGAAGCGCAAGCCCCTACACCCAGGGTGTGACCATCACAGGCGGAACGGCCACCAGTCAGGCGGACATTCAGGCAGACGCAACGGCGATACAGCAGATGCTGGACGATGGCACCAACGCTATCTACATCGCCAACAACAACGGGACATTCACCGCCTACGCTGTTGGCGAAAAGCCCACCGCTGACCTGAGTATTCAGGTGACGGTGTACGACGTGAAGGAGGTAAGTTAACGATGGTAATTATCGGTAGGTCGCAAATCGCG